AGTGATAGTCTCATCCGCGTTTGTGCGGACTTCGGTCTAACTCTGCCGAAAAACGCAATGGAATGGCGTGTTCCAACCGAGCCAGCACGCGGCAAGTTGTCAAGTTTCAACTGCGAAGCAGAGTTGCTTTGCACGGACGGCATTGTTGCGTGGTTCGCAGTGAACGGCAAGCCATTCTTTGGTCACCTTGCTGCATTCGACGCGAATAAGAAAGAGTCCGACGCCAAATCCAAATCCAAACCTTCTAAAGCCAAAGCGTTCGAAGAATTACTTGCAATGCTATGATCTCACTTTACGACTATCTTTTCGCTGGTGCGTTCGGCTTCTGCTGGGGTCTACTAGCTGGTGTTCTCGGCCTACTCTGGGCGCAATCCAAATGACACTCACACCAGCCTACGGGCGCGATTACAAAACGCAAGCGAGCGTGCTTGCCGATTTCAACGCAGGCAAAGACTTCATTCTCCGGCACTTGTTGGAGCGTGATCGACCAATCAACAAAGAGCAGATTCCACCTGGAACGCGGATTCAGCTACGCTATTCAAAGCTGACCAAGGTGGTTGGCTACACCGTTTAATCCAATGAAACAATACCAAGTCATCTACGTCTGGAGCAAGTTGTTCCAGTGCTATCTACCCAAACGCTCCAAATGAAATACATAATAATGCTTGCTGACGGAACAGAAAGTCCAATACTCTTTCCGGATAGTTTCTCCCATCACAGTATGGCAGACGCACATCTACGCGCACGAGCTGGACACATAACCGTGTCCGCAGGCTACGTCAAATGGACCGTGGAAGGCGTAGTGTGTTATGACGAGAGTGTCAGCCTGGGACTCAAGCCGCGTCCTGTGGACGCAAGAATCATCGAACGAGCCTTGGGTAAGTCTGAAATTCGGGACGGAAACTGGTAAACCATGACACCTAGTCCCGAACAACAAGCCGGTATCGACGCACTGACTGCTTTGCGGTCCAACCTCATGTTTTCCTGTCCTGCCGGTGGCGGTAAGACCACGCTCATGTGCATGTTGGCCAAGGCACTCGGCCCCAACTCCGGCAAGATCATCGCGCTTGCGTTTAATAAGGATGCAAGCACGGCGTTAGCAGCCAAGATGCCCTACTACGTAGAGTCCTCAACCTTCCACAGCTACTGCTACACCGCGCTTGGCGCGCACCTCGGACGTAAGCCCAAGCCTGACGGCAAGCGTTGCGCTTGGCTGTTGAAAGATATGTGTCCCGATTGGAAAACTAGGCGGGAGCTTGAAAGTCCAACGCTGACTTTAGTCTCTCGGTTCAAGTCCACTACGGACCCCGTTGGGCCTTCCGCCCTAGCCAACGTCGCTGACCGCTTCGACATCGAGGCCGGACCCGTCGTGCTTCGCTATGCTGAAGCAATCTTGTTGGAATGTCTCAAACCTAACCCAAAGTCTATCGACTTCGATGACATGCTTTGGCTGGCGTATCACTGGAACGTGCGTTTCAACGCAGTGGCGTATGCGCTCCTGGACGAAGCCCAAGACACCAACGCAGTGCAACGCGCACTGCTAAAGTCAATCCTCGACTCGCTTGGCAGACTCATTGCCGTCGGCGACCCACACCAATCCATCTACGGCTTTCGCGGTGCAGACCACGAAGCGATGACGCTGCTAAAGTCTGAGTTCGCAATGGAAGAGTTGGCCCTGTCGGTCAGCTACCGCTGCAGCCAAGCCGTAGTCAAAGAAGCACAGAAATATCTATGATCCAACCACACCCTGACGCACCAATCGGCTCCGTAGCCACACTGCACAACTACAACGCATCCGCGTTCCCCGCGACCTCCGCCATCCTCTGTCGCAACACCGCACCGCTCATCACCTTCGCGTTTGACATGCTGCGCAGAGGCGTTGCCTGCCACGTAGTTGGCCGCGACATCGCAATCGGGCTTGAAAAGCTCGTTGATAAGATCGGTGCCACGTCCATGACTGACTTCCGCGAACGCATGTCCGCGCATAGCGCGAACGAAGAATCCAAGCTACTCCGCAAAGGCAAGAAGCAACAAGCGGAGAACTACGTCGACCGCTGCACCGCACTGCTAGAAATTGCGCGTCACTGCGTTAACGTATCCGACATCAAACTTCGCATCGCAAAGATGTTCGAAGCTGGTCCCGGTGTGACCCTATCCACCATACACAAAGCCAAAGGTCTTGAATGGGAGACAGTCTTTCTCCTTGACTGGGGCCTCTTGCCTAGTCGCTACGCAGAATCCGACGCAGAGCTTCAGCAAGAGAAGAACTTACAATACGTAGCCGTCACACGCGCAAAGCTAGACTTGCGCTTTATCAACTCTGCCAGCTGGACCTAACATGCAAACCTTCCTACCATACCCTGACTTCAGTCGGTCCGCCGAATGCCTCGACCGTCAACGCCTTGGCAAACAACGCGTCGAATGCAAGCAGATTTACTTTGCGCTAACGCAACCCGACTACGGCTGGCAACGACATCCCGCAGTCACTATGTGGCGAGGCTGGGACATATCTCTCGCCTCATACGGTGAAATCATCTGTCTCGAATGGCGTAAGCGCGGTTATAACGACTCACTTCTTCCATGGTTCCAAGAACGCTCCGCGCTTCGTGCTGATTTACAACCCTGCCCGCCACAATTTGACGCAGCCTTTTGCAACTCACACCGGTCAAACCTCATCCGCAAGTTACCCACCCACTACGGTCCGCTCTGGCCCGATGTGCCCAACGACTTGCCTTATGTGTGGCCGGGGGATGTTGAAGTTTAAGTGGCTTCTATCCTAGGAGCTAGGATATTATGGAAATTATGGAAAAAAACTTCAAATATCGCTTGCAAGCCTAGGCCGCTACGCTATCTTGCAGCCTAGCCAAATGGCCCAGCCTCGTCACCAGCTTACATGCAATCATTGCCAACAAGTTTTCACGCAACTTCGTCGGACACAGGCGTATTGCAGCAAGAAGTGTCGCAAGGCTGCAACGTATGCCAGGCTCGTCCAACGATCCAAAATCTGGCTCAAAACACTTTGAGTCACCCCTTTCCCAACGCAATTACGCGTAGTGAAAACGAGGCATCAGCCTCACAACCCGGAGCTACCGCTCCACAATAGAAAAAAACAAGTAACATGGCCAAGTATAAAACATCCTCCATCGGCTTCGACCTCTCCTTCGAGGGACCCGCAACCGTTGAAGACTACAACCTCAAAGCTGGCGCCCGCGTGAGCGGACTGCCCGCTGTCCTCGAAGACGCTGTCGGTGCGGAGATTGCCTGGGGAACGCTGCCAGAATGGCAGTCTGCGTTTGCTGATGCGATCAGCAGGCAGGACGGCAGCTTCACCCGTGAGATCAACGTGGACGCGACCGCCAAAGCGAAAGCTGCGGCCAAGTCCGACGACGCCAAGGCCAAGGCCGTGGTGTACGAGACCGTGTCCAAGTCTGTCAAACGCTATCTCGCCGGCAAGTCTGACGACGACAAGGCATTGCTTGCTGCGCTCGCGCAGGAAGTTGCTGACTCGATCTCCATCGACCCGTCGCCGAGCAAACGTTCGGGCAAGATTAAGGGCGACCTCGTTGCCAAGGCCGACTCGATTCTCACCCTGACTGACGATGAGATCGAAGCCAAGGTTGAGAAGCTCCTGTCCGTGGTTCCGAACTACGAACTTGTCCGTGAGGAGAACGGCCTGCCGAACCGCGACTCGCTCGCGCGTATGATCGGTGCGTATTCCGACGCGATGCTGGCTGGAGTTTAATGCTTCGTTTGGAAGTGTTCATAAAACTTCCCTCTCTGCTTGAACCTAAGCGGAATGACTGTAGCCGAAGTCCAGTCCGACTGACCGCCGTTAGCGGTCCACTCTATGCTAAACCTAACCAAAACCAAACTAATGATCCAACCCTGCCATAATAAAGTCCTCGTCGAACGCGTCCAAGAAGCCAGCCACATCCTAGTTGATGCCGAGTCTGATCCCAACGCAAAGATTGTCGTAGTTGCCTGCGGCCCACAAGTAACGTGTGCCTTTCCCGGCGACGTAATCCTGCCCCGACCCGGTGCAAACTTCCTTGAACTGTCCAAGGAACTCACGGATGGTCGGGCGATGGCGTTGATTGACGACAGCGCAATCTACGCATTGATTAAGTAAATTTTGAGTGCTTGCACCAAACGTCGCTGTTCAGCCAGCTATGTTCGACGTTAACAACTAAAGCTGCTCGACCTCCGGTCACGTCGTTAACCAGGTGCGGAGTTATTCCTTAACGCGCCAAGACACAACTAGCATAATAAGGAGTCACACGCGCAGCGTGTCGCTAGTCCGGCGTAACCGGCGCACAGTAAAATTGCATAAGGTGTAACAAGTAATGGCAATCGCATCCCGGCCTGCGTAATGACCGGCTACTTTGGACAACCGTAGCGAGCGACAGTAAGCCGTAGGAAATCTACGTCACCCTTCCCGCTACGGTTGCCCTTCACTCTATGCCAACCAACCCCGATAACTACCACGATCAAAGTTCTTTGGAACTCGTCGCTGACGACAATGACCACGACGCCCGTCGTGACCGCGAAGAACTCCGCGCCGAGTCCATCCGTGCCCAGCAACAGGACGAAGATGATCAAGCTTGACATACGCAACCCCCAGGGTCTGCACCTGTCCGAGTCTAACTTCCGTAAGCACGAAGCCGACATCGCCTCCTTCCTCCGCACGTTCCCTGCACCCATCGCGCTGTCCCATCCCACCCTAGCCTGCTCAACCTACACCGCGCAGTTGCGCAATGCAATCAACGCGCATATCACCAAAAGGTTTAAGTCCGATGTGGACCCCGACGTGCTGCGCGAAGCGTGGTCTAAGTCAGTTGCAATACGGTCAGCAACTTCAGTCACACTCGGACCAAAGCACGCCATACGCGCACTCACGAATAGCCTAACCGTAGAGACTGCGGCCAGCATAACCGCGCCCAACTACCTTCTCGAACTGGATAGTCCAACCATCGACGTGCTGCGCGCCCTCGCCTACCTCTACGCCGCAGAAGTCTTTCACTTGCCAACCAAGATAACTAATCCGCCAGACTCGTTCGAGCCGTTCCCCGGTAACGCCTGGGTGCAGCGCGAGACTGTCTGGCTCCTTGCCTAGCCTTATGCAACACGTAACTAACCCACATCCAACCGCAACCTGTGCCAGCCGCATCCAATCTAACCTCGACCAAACCATCTTCGACTACTTCTTCCGCCACATCTACGCTGGCGATCGCGGTAGTCGCCAAGCAATAATCAACACACTATTCCAAGCCTTCTATGACGCCTGCCAATCCGAATCTATCCCTGCTGCCTACGACCCAACTGGAGACGGCCACGCCCGAGTCCTTGCTATCCTTGCCCGAGTTAACTTCCGGCCTATCGAACTTCGAGCAGATGACAAACCTCCAGCTCCTATCAGTCAAAGAAAACCCCGAACTACTAAAGGACATGTCGCCGGAAGCACTGTTAAAGTTCGTAGAGAAGATAAGAAACAGGGCGCTTAGCCCAGCAACCCTATCCGCCAGTCTCAACACAGAGTCTGCCAAGATTCGCGCAACTGTGCGCGGCACTCGTTCTCCAAATCCCGCTGCCACCAAACGTAAATCACTTCTCGATGACCTCTAAACTCCCACTGCCTCACCTGCATTACCGCTTTGCGGCAACGTCCACCCACAACCTAGCCATCTCTGGTTCGGTTCACCTTTTAGCTTATGCTACGCGCGAAGACATCGAAGAGCTTTGCCTGAACAAGGTTGCGCACACCGCAGTCGAACAAGGCATAGCTTGGAACCCATTTAACGTAACCCTAGCCTTTACTCCAATCGAATGATAACCATACCTACAACCCAAGTCAAGACCGAAATCCCACCAGCTACCGGTCGCACCCGTCACGTCCTCACTCCGCTTCCCGAACCCGGTCACTTCCTATTCGTGATCGACAACAGTGCGGCGGAGAAGTTTGTCTGCCCCACGCTCGCTGCCAACTATTTGGTAGAGGGCCGTGAACCACACCCGACTAACGCCGCACTGATCTTCGGCGGTGCGTTGCATGTGGGGATTGAAGAGCTGTTGCACGGTCAACCCTTGGCTGACGCTCAAGCTCGCATAACCAAATTCTTCACCGACCATCCCGCCCCGCTCGACGAGTATCGCACCCTCAACAACGCGCTCGAAGTCCTCCGCTTCTACCAGCAGAGGATGACCTTCCCTGACTACCACATGGAGATTCTGTCCGATGCCAAAGGACCACTGATCGAGCGTGCGTTTGAGTTGCCATTGGGTGTGTTAGAAGTAAAGTCTAACATCGACATTAAAGGCGAGCAAACTTGGGTTGATTTCGTGCACGTTGCCTGGGCCGGACGCATCGACGTCATTGCCAAGTGCCACGGGACTGCCCGCATCGTTGACCACAAGACCACATCTATTGGCGGCGACAGCTTCATCGCTGATTTCCACCTCAGCAGCCAAACCCGTGGGTATCTCTGGGCCGCACAGCAACTGTGGCCCGAGCTTAACGTGACTGGCTTCTGCCTCGACGCAATCAAGCTCAAGCGTCCGACCGGTTCTGCCGGACTTATGGAACGCGGACCCCGTGGTGGCGACCCTGCCCTAGAGTTCTTCCGCTCTTACTTCGACTACTCCGCACCAAGCGTAGCTAGCTGGGCCACCAACGCACTCACCCGAGTCGAGGACTTCATTCATTCCTTCGCGCGTAATTACTTCCCACAAGAAGTAACCTACTGCTTCAACCGCAAATATGGCAAGTGTCCTTACCACGACGTGTGCCTTATCGCACAGGACTCACCGGAAGCTGCCAACAAACTGTTGCACAGCCACGCGTTTCGCCAAGTAACCTGGAACCCCACTGCTGACCGATGAAAACTAATTACGAACAACGTCGTATCCACCGCGAAGCCTACGTAACTTGGGTTCAAAACGCAGAGCGCAAGCTCCGCGACCGACCCACGCCCACCATTGGCACACGTTCTGACGTGCCAACCAAAGCAGGCATCCGCGCAAAGATACTTGCCGGCATCTAACTCTCGGGGTTCTGCCCCACAACCAAAAAACAAAAACCAAATGCAACAAACAAAAGACCAAGTAACTAAAGAAATCGTCCGCTATCGTGAATCACTTACGCTTTTCGAGTCCGAGTTGGATTCGCTTCAAGAGTTATTCGAAAGCATTCCTGACCTACTCTATGCCTACTTCTACCCACACGAGGCAAAGATTCTAGCTGCGGTAAAAACTCGTGCGGGCTTTGCGCCAATCCGTGCCTTGCATACTGGCAAGTGGGACAAAGCGGTAAGTCATATGGACGAAGGCTTCCGCTATTCGGCAATCTCCGACAAAGGAATCAACCTTATTATTTACGTGTCCGAACTGCCACCGTCCTGCCAGATCATTGAAGAACAAGTTCCCGTTCCCGCTTGCGAAGCAGGCTTCAAAACTGTTCGTCGAATCGTGTGCCCTGCTACAACAAAAGAAGAGGTAGCTGACAACCAATGAAAAATACATCCGACTACTCAGACAAGGACGACGTCCTTCGCCTGCTCCTACAAGGTCCACCGAAATCTGGCAAGACTGTTCTTGCCTGCAAATTCCCCGGTGCTTACATCATTGACATTGACCGGAACCTTGGCGGTGTGTTGCGTTACCTGCGCGACAACAACCTGCCTATGCCTATCGGCTACGACCACGTAGACCGAGACGACGCTGACGCGCTCATCCCGTTGCCACTCCGCTACGCCCGTCTAGCCAAGCTCCTACTCGCGGCGCAGGAAAACCCGTTGGTCCAGACTATCGTCCTCGACTCTGGCACGACGCTTTCCGACGTGCTAATCCACGAAGCGCTACGTGGCCAAGGCAAGACCGCAGTCGCTGACTTCAAAGATGGCCGCCAATTCTGGGGACACTTCGCCGTCCTCGGCAAAGGTTTCATGGCTGCCTTGTCCCAAATGCGCAAGCACATTGTGCTTATCTGTCACGAGAAGACGGAGAAGACTGCCGAAGGCAACGTGGTGTATCCCATCAAAGTTGCTTGGCCGGGACAAGTCGGTGAGATTATCGGCTGCTTCTTTACCAACGTGTGGCGCTGCGAAACAAAGATCATCCCCGCTGGTGCAAGCAACACTTACAAGTGGGTTGTGCGCACGTTGCCCGACCATCGTTTTGCCCTTGGCAACACGCTCGGCCTGCCCGCTGAGTTTGAATTCGATTGGAAGTTGGTCGAGGCTAAGTTGAAAGGCGTAGCCAAATGACCCGCACATTCCTTCTCGCAGTTGACCTCGAGACTGTCTCACCCGAAGAGCTTAGTCTTGTCGCACTCGAAATCCAAGACGAGTGTCTCAACGCAGGCATCAACGTAATCTCAGTCAAACCCTGGGAAGCACCAACTATGGGGCCGTCTCAAGGTTATCTAACTCCACCAACACTCTAGGGTAATTCGCCCGGACCTCTCAAGCGTAGGCCACGCTACCGTAGTAATTAGAAACAAAACAAATGAGTTCACCTCTATCAATCGCAATCCCAACCGCTGGCGTTAAAACCGCTATGCCTGAACTTGCTGACAAAACCTGGGTCCGCGTCAAGCTGGCCACAGTTGCCGAAGATAACATGATCGCTGACGGCGAAGCCGCAGGGGAAAAGAAACCCTGCATCAGCTTCCGCTTCGACACGATTGACCCAGCTCCGTCGTCCGATGGCAAGACCATTGAACCGGGCAAAGCCGGCGGTGTACTCTTCGAGCGCATCTACCTGCGTGACAAGAACAACATCACATCCATCCCCGAACGCGCGATTCAATCCATCGGCAAGGTGCAGGATGCGTTGGATAACACTGGCGACGCCGACAACACCAAGGGGCTTCCGGCCCGCGTTGGTTTCGACACTGAGTGGGTTGCATCTAGCATCGGCAAGATTGCCTTTGCGTTCGTAGTCAAGGACGGCGACTATGGAATGAAGATCAAAGAGTTGAAGTCAACTCAAGATCCGAAGTTCGCAATGGCCTAAACGCAGTTCCCGCTGGCAGACCGGGCAATGTCTGCCACTCTTTCTTATGCAAACCACACCTGACTCCATCCCCTTCTCATCCGTAATCCTAGACAACCGTCTTCGTCAAACCTACACCGGCATCGACGAGCTAGCCGCAGGCATTGAAACCGTAGGCTTGATCCAACCGTTAGTGCTAGTTCCCTTTGGCGACAGCCAGTGGAAACTTGTCGCCGGTGGCCGCCGCTACACCGCACTCACCTCCCTCGGTTGCACCCACCTCTACCACGCAACGTCGTCCGACCCCACCAAACCTGGCTTCATCCTCAAAGGTGAGCATGGGGACGAACTCATGAACCTGCTTACAGAGATTTCGGAAAACCATGACAGAGAAGATGTGCCGTGGCAGGAGGAACTCCCCGCTATCGTTCGCGCGTGGCGTATGATTGAAGCGCAGCATCACAAACGTGGAGAAGAGATTGGTATGCGGGCGTTCGGTGCCATGCTTGGCACGGGCTATCACAACCTTCAAGCAAGCGTAGCTATCTATGACGCGTTTGTCCGTGAGCCGGGACGCTTTGCCGCGTTCAACACGGTTAGGCAAGCATACGCCGCGCTACTCAAAGACTCTGCAGCGGTCGCAGCCAAGCTACACATTGCGGGTATCACCACTAACGCCACGTTGACACCCAAGGTTGTGGCCCCGGCTGGACTCAAACCAAAAGTAGCCGGCACAGACAACGGAACTGGTGCAGAAGTTATTACATATAACCCTTCGGACTTGCCACCCGCTCCCGTTATCCCTCTCTCCCAAATGTTTCTCCACTGCAACTCCCTTAACCTAATGGAGACCATGCCAGCAGGCTACGTCAACCACATCCTCTGCGATCCAGACTTCGCAGTGGCAAAGGAAGTTATGGCCGTGAAGAACTGGTCACCTGACACCACGTCCGCTGGCATCATCCAAGGTTCCGTTGAAGAATCCCTGGCCGACCTCTACCGCTTCATCACCCTAGCCTTCCGTGTTGTTGACGATGCTGGCTTCTGCGTATTCTTCTTTGACATGGACCATTGGGAGAAGCTGCAAAACTATGCCGGAAGCGTTGGCTGGCGTGTGCAACGCTGGCCCCTAACCTGGCGCAAGCTAGACCACCGTGGCAACGCTGCACCACAGCATAACTTCTGCAAGAACCAAGAGTGGGCGATGGTCCTGCGTAAGCCCGGTGCCGTCCTCAACGAAGCGCAGATGTCCTCAGTCTTCGACATAGAATCCGGCCCAACTGCCCGCAAGTTCTCACACCCCTTTGCCAAACCCATACCACTCTGGCGTTGGATACTCCACGCAATCGCCCGTAAGGGACAGAAAGTTTATGACCCGTTCATGGGTTCCGGTAGCTCCTGCTGCGCAGTGATTGAGCATGGGTGTCAGCCGTTAGGCTCAGAGCTATCCGAGGACCACCACGCCAACGCTCTCTTCAACATCCAACTCCAATACCAAAAGACTCTCGGCCCCACTACCATCTTCACGTGAGCAGTGTTATCAATTACTTCGACGAGAGAACCGGTGACCTATACGTAATCCAAGTAACTCCGTCTGGTGACTTCGCCCACGCTCTGCGCTACGTGGACCGTGTAGGCCGCGAAGTCGTTGCGTATGAACGCATGGCTGAGTTGCCGAGCTATGTGCGAGTTGCGATTGAACATGAACTTACCAAGAAGTAACGAACGCCCAAGAACTTGGGTGAAATATCACTCTAGTTGTATTTTCCCACAAGAAGTTCACGACACACTCACCGGCACAAAGATGTTCGTCACCATTACGCTTCAAGATGGCTCTGTCATTGGCACACTCTGTGGGACCGTTTACTCCTGGATGTGTTACCATGAAGTATGGGACTGGTCCGAATCAACATTAGTCACAAACTTCTCTCACTCCTAATGGACGCTCCCTACCCAACAATCGTCACCGAACGCCAGTCCGTTCCCAACTGTTTCCCGATCCTCGACTCTCACCCATATCGCATCGCGGTTATCGGCGACAGCCCAGATGAACACGCAGAAACCTACAACGTCCCATTCACTGGCCCATCCGGTAACTATTTCACCGCCAAGCTGCATGACGCAGGCATAGATCGCCGACGCATTTTCTTGGGGCATGTGTCCCAGGTTCGCCAACACAACCCTTACTTCTCATTCGATAACCAATATGTCCAAACCGGTATCAGACAACTCGACGCCGACCTACGGCAGTTTTCTCCACACATTTGTGTTCTGCTGGGGGACGCACCGCTTCGCCTTGCACGTCCTAACGGAACCACAAAGTCCCTTCGAGGATCACTATTCCGAAGTGAACTTAACTCTAGCCCATTACAGGGACGTAAGTGTGTGGCTTCCTACCTTCCAAAGGATGTCCTCAAGGATTACGCACTCAATCCGCTCTTTGACTTCGACCTCAAACGTGCTAGAGCCGAAGGCCAAAGTTCCGATCTCACCTTACCCATTCGGGAACTCCTAATCAACCTCACCCCGTCCCACATGTGCCTGCTCATGGACACCTGGCCAGCCGGCCAACGCTGTTCCGTGGACATCGAGGGCGGCTTGCCTAACTGGGCAGTGAACGACGGTGTGCGGGCAGATAGTAAACGTCGGCGGCATATCGGCTGGCGTTGCGTGGCGCTTGCAGCTACGCCTAGCAAAGCCTTCGCCATACCGTGGTGGAAATTCTCTATCGACGATCACGCTCGCTTACTCCAATCCTTTGCCCGTCTCATGTGGCGCGACGACGTTCCCAAGGTTCTCCAAAATTCCCTCTACGACAACTTCGTTCTAGCCTATGGCTACGCCTGTCCTATCCGCAACGTAACTGAGGACACCATGCTCAAGGGTTGGGAGGTCTTTTCTGAACTGCCCAAAGGCCTGTCCACTATGGCCTCCATCTGGACCCGCGAGCCACACTGGAAAGACGATGACATGTATGATTCCAACGGAGATAACCTGGCCACGGGTTGCTGCAAAGACGTTGCGGTGACGATGGAAATCTGTCTCGCGCAGGACGGAGCCTTGGACCACGCTGGCCTACTCCATTACCGCAAGAACATCGAGATGCTACAACCCGCGCTCTACATGGAGCTTCGGGGAATCAAACTAAATCAATCCAATGTCAAAAAACAAATTGAAGAAACCCTTGCTGCACTACACCCGTTGGGATCCAGCTTGGTGGCAACAGCCGGCAACGAACTTAGAGGAAAGAAAGGTTCACTGTCCTCCGACCGCCTTATCGACTGCCTCTACCAAACTTCCGGACGAGTGGCTCCAAGCGGTAAAGCAAAGGTTCAACGCAGTTGGCTGACTCCACCCTACCCACCCCAATACAAAACCGAATTCGTAAATGGCTTCCGAACAAAAAAACTTACATCCGACGTTGAAGCAATTCTCACATTGGGTAAGAAGTATTCTGGCGACGCATTCCTCGCTGGCATCCTTGAACACCGCCACCTCGAAGGCATACTTGAAACCCTGCATGTTCAAGCGGACGCGGACGGGCGTGTTCGTTGCGCGTATAATGTCGTCGGGACGGAGACCGGGAGATTCTCCTGCAAGACGAGTCCCACAGGTGCGGGAACTAATATGACCACGATCACCAAAAAGCTCCGCCACAATTATGTCGCAGATTAAACCCGCCTATGACTTCTTTCAATGTGACCTTAGTGGAGCAGATGGATGGACAGTTGCTGCTCACTGTGCTAAACTCGGTGACCCCACAATGTTGGAAGACTACCGTGCCGGACTCAAACCTGCCAAAATCATTGCAGGCTTGCACTGTTTCGGAGCTGACTTTAACAAGTTAGACCGTGAGTCGCTTGCCTACTGGGGAACTAAACCTAAGTTTGCAGCTATCTCCAGTACCGTCGGCACGGGCATTTACGACTGCGCCAAGGTCATCCAGCACGGAACCAACTACCTAATGGGCATCCCAACCATGCAGACCAACGTCATGCGTAAGTCCTTCAAGGAATCCGGTGTGCCGATCTACATGGACCACAAAACTGCGCAGACCTTACAGTCTCACTACCTCTCCCGCTACCCCGGAGTTGCCACTTGGCACCAATGGTGTGAAGCCCAACTTGTCGCTTATGGAAAACTTACTTCGGCCTCTGGTCACACGCGTGTTTTCTTTGGTCGCCGCCATGGCAAAGACATTAAAGATACGGTCAAAGAATATCTTGCCGACGAACCCCAACAGAATACCACTTGGGCCACCAACCTGGCAATGCTCCGCCTGTGGAATGATCCTGAAAACCGAGTTGATGGGCTCGTCGTTGAGGCTTACGAGACATGGCAGGCGACACTTAAAGGAACAAGCGGTGGCCTTATTGTCGAACCACTTCATCAAGTCCACGATGCGTTGTGTGGTCAATGGCCAACCAGCCGTCGCGATTGGGCAGCCGCCAAGATGCACGAATGGTTTCAAAACGATTTGACCATTGCCGGCTACAAAATAACCATTCCTTTCGAAGGCGCGTTCGGCCCTAGCTGGGGAGAAACTCCATTTTCAATATGAAACTAAACGCAATCACCATCACTGCAACTAACCTGCCCAATCAACCACCCTACCTAGTCAACAGTTACACTTGGCGCTTCGGCGACTCGTTGCCTGAGCTTGAGAATATGGTTGTCTGGCTTGGCGAATACGTCGAAGCAATTAAAAACCCCGTTAACAAAGCAACTTCTGGCTCCAAACCTATAATCACTGAATGACGGAACATGATGGCAAAATTATTTCATTCCTGTTCGACCGGCTTACGAAAGTTTTTCTGGCTCAGACGGAAAAAATCCTCGCCGAAATTGGCAAGCGCAACCGCGGTCCAAAGCCCGTGGCAACCTCGATCAAACTACAACGTGCAAGAAACAACCTCGCTAAGTGTCGCGCAGAGAATCGCGATCTCCATAGACTACTTGATAAAGCATTAAACAAATGAAACCACTCCTCGCCCATGTCTACGAACCACACCGAGTCACCTATCCGTGTTACGTCCAACCAAAACTCAATGGCATCCGTGCTCTTTACCAGAACGGTCGTTTCCAGTCTCGTGACCAGATTCCATTTCCTTCCGGACTCCTCGATCATTTGTCAAAATCTCTCAGCAAAACTTTCGATCCAAGTATTATTTTAGATGGGGAGCTTTATGTCCACGGCTGGCCTCTCCAACGAATCAATGCCGCAGTAACGCCGGTGCGTCAGAACGCAACGGAAGATACGGTAGAAGTAGGCTATTGCATATTTGACGTTGTCAACTATCAGCAACCTTTCTATACGCGCTTCACAACTTTTCCCGTAGTTCAATACTGGGAAACACCGCATAAAGAACCCTGGGGTTTTGTCCAAACTGCTCGCGTAGAAACACAACAATCTGCTGATACCTTTTACGCAAAATGGGTAGGCCAAGGTTACGAAGGCATGATGTATCGTCTAGGCTCATGCCCCTACACTGTTCCAAAACAAGCTATACCTTTTGGAACTAGATTGGGACAAACAAAATCTAAGTTCCTCTCCGACAAAGATAACCGTGCTTGGCACCTACTCAAACGAAAAGACTGGCAGGACGACGAGTTTGAATGGGGCGCAATCTTTGAAGGAGAAGGCAGACTAAAAGGTATGCTCGGTTCTTTTGGCTGCGTAACTAAATCTGGCAGAACCTTTCAAGTAGGGTCCGGCCTATCTGACGCTGAACGTATTCACTATTGGAACAATCCACCTAACGGCAAAAAAATCAAAGTTAAATATCTCGTGCTGTCCGAAGCCGGCACACCACTAAACCCAACCATACTAGCAATCCTATGACCAGAACCGAAATCCTATCCGAAGCAGACCGCATTGTAAATAAAGACCGAAGTGCCACGCATGGTGAACCAGAAGACAACTTCAAAACCATCGCTGAACTTTGGACTGCATATCTCCGCGCAACAAAACATGACCCCGAAGAAGATGGGCTATTCGCCCACGACATAGCAATTATGAACATCCTTCAAAAGGTCTCCCGCGTAGCAACCTCACCCGACCATCTTGACCACTGGGTTGACATCGCAGGGTATGCCGCGTGTGGCGGACAGTGTGCAATGAAAGAAAAGCTATGAACTACCGAGACCTAACCAAACGCGAACTAAGCAAAGTCCAGAACCTCTGTCAGAAATCTAAAGCTGACTACCAAAAAACTCGGCCTAATCCTGACACAAATGCCCAATGGGACGCTTGTTGGTCCCGAGCGTTTAAAGCAGGCGCAGACTTCATTGAAGCAAAGCAACCACCTACGCAGTTATTTCCTTGTGCCTAACCCTAACTTCCTTCGTGACTACCTAACCTATGCCGCTGATAACGAAGCGCCAAAGATGTTTCACGTCTGGGCTGCACTCACCGCTGTCTCAGCTTCCGTAGGCCGACGGGTATTCCTTGCTTGGGGAACCCGCGCTATGTATTGCAACATCTACGTGTTGCTTGTCGGCGATGCAGGAAACGGTAAGTCCATCACAATGGTTAACTTCAAGAAGCTCTTCCGAGCAATCAAGCCGGAGCTTCAACACTCCGCATCGCGGGAGTCCCCGCAGGGTCTCTGGCAGTTTATGACCGGAAACCTCGACATCAAACCACCAATCGAAGCTGGAGCTATGGAGTTGATTAAGTGGCCGAATGGACAACTGCTTCCCACGCACCCAATGCTTATCCTTGCCAACGAGTTCCTAAACTTTATCTCAATGGATGATAAGGGTTGGATCAACGAACTCAATGACATCTACGACGAGGACATGTATCACTACCGCACAAAGAACGCTGGGCAGAATAAAGTCATTGGGCCGTATATCACCATGCTCGGCGGCCTCACAACCGATGTCGCCCTCGACATGCAAAAGGCGAAGATCATTTCAACGGGCTTGGCCCGTCGTGTGCTTTTCCAATTTGGCTCGCGTCGATTTGAAGACCCTCACGCGTTTCTCACTGAGACCGAAGAACAGCGTGCTGCCTTCTTTCGTTGCGAAACACACCTCAACTTGCTCCGTAAGTCCGCTGGAGAATTTCAATGGAACGACCAAGCCAAGCAATGGTTCAAAGACTGGTATGACAACCACAGCCAACTCACCCCAAAGCGTAGCCCGCAAACGCGCAGTTGGTTTACCAGTAAGCCCGATCAGCTACTCAAAATTGCTATGGTTCTATCCCTCTGCGAGAGCGTAGACTTTAACCTTACCGTGCAAAACTTCAGAGAAGCTGCTGAGTTTCTCGAAGTTCTTGAGCGCGACCTCTATCGCATCTTTGGCGGCGTTGGCCGGAATGAAACCGCTGGCGTAGCCATGCAAGTGTTTGAGTATATTGCCGGGCTTACCGAACCAATCTCCAAAAAACAACTCTGGATTAAGATGTTCAATTTTCTCAGTCCAAAGGATGCCCGCAAGGAATTTGATGAAGTCTTATCCTACCTTGCCGAGACTAAGAAGATTCAAATCCACGGCCTAATCGTTACCACAAAGTCCGGCTCCTTCACCGACCCAATTATTGCAACTCCCGAGGTTCTCCAAGCGTGGGCCGCTCGAAATTTGGTCGCCTTATCTGCAACGCAAGCTGACGTAGTTCAAGCCGAGATAGACCGGGGTTCTTTACCGCAAGCTGGTCCATCAGTTGCGCCTGTTCCAACTCTGACTTTTGTCCTGCCGCCTTCGGCACCCCAAGTCGCGCCTCAATCTGCAAACGAAAACGCAAGCGATCAACCTCAGAAACCGAACCCGGAGTAATACCAAATGAAGAAAGAAGTTTATTCCGTGAACTTGAAAGTTGCTGAGTCCCTTCTCGACGCAAATCACGTGGGAATGTCAAAGCTTCCGCTGCCTGCGCGACTTGTCTCGCTCCTCCAACTGGATCATATCCTTGTTCCGACTGGCCTCTCGCAAGTAGAGTTTGACGAACTGTTCCAAATTCTCCAGCTAAAGCCCGTTCTGCAAGCTGATTGGACTGTTGGTGATTCTTACGTTGAGCTACATCCTCCGAAGCCCGAAGCATCCGATCAGCAGCGTTAGTGTCCGACAACCGCTTTGACTTAAACCCAATGCTCTGGCCCAGGACTTCTCCCGGTGTCGGCGTGAACAACGGCCTATCGCGATAGTCCTCTACCGGTTGCCCAAGCGTTTGCTTGCCAGCCTCAATCAAAGACTTGGCATAGCCTGGCAACAACCCCTTGGCTGCCACGTTCATATCACCAGTTATCAATCCCTTACCACCTCGGATGAAATTCGTAACTAGGTTTGCCGCCGGCCCAAGTAGCATCTCGGGTTGAAACCCGTTAATCTCACTCACGCCAGGAACTGTATTGCCCATAGAAAGCCGGCTTTGCATATCCCAACCAAGCATGGACGGCAACCCCGTCATAGCCATATCACTCAATGTATTCCCATTCTTCTCATCCTCACCAAAAATCTGACCCATCAGTTCCCGCAAGTTGCGGTTCAACTCTAAGTCCGGAAAACTTTTGTCAAGCAGTGCTATTGCACCAGAAACAAATGGAAGTCCTAGAACGCCTGCTGCCCCCAGCTGAGTTGCCAGCATCTGAACGCCTGCTTTGCGCGCTGCATAGACTTCGCCGGGTGTTAGACCCTGTGGACGGAATAGACCCGCTTGTAAATAACGCGCTAGCTGAAATGTCGTTCCTAGGACATATGACTGAAGCGACGTC